GGACCGTTGGGGTCGCCAGCACGCCAACACCCACCTCAACGTCTTCAAGGTCGTTGATGGCGGAGAGCTGGAGGACTTGGGCGGTGAGGAGCGGAAGGACACCGACCGCGTCATCAGGAAGCTGATCGGCACCGGCGAGGATGCCCTGCTGACCAGCATCGCGGCACAGGACGACATCAAGCAGTACATCAACCAGGGTTCGACCAAGCGGCGCCAGACCGTGTCTCGTTTCCTTGACCTCGACATCTTCGACAAGATGTACGACCAGGCCAAGGACGACGTCAACGTCAACAAGGCGACCCTGAAGTCGCTACCAGACCGCGACTGGCCTGAGGCAAAGAGGAAGTTCGAGGAGACCCTGAAAGACCTCGATGCCCAGATCGCCCAGAAGGACCACGAGAAACATGACATCCAGAGTCAGCTGACGGACATCGCCCGAGAGGAGTTGTCGTTCAAGGACGTGGTGATGGTCACCCCGCTCGAGGTGGAGAAGCAACGTGCCTACCTCCAGTCACTCCGCGACCAAGTGTCCAAGCTCAACGAACAGATCGGCGACCTTGTCACGTCGATGAGCCAGAAGTCGCAGAAGGTCAGCACCATCGATGCTCTGCTCCGTGACAACGATGTCGACGAGCTGAAGAAACGTCTCGAAGCTTACAAGACGCTGGAGGCTGCTTTCGACCAGCTGCGTGTCGTCCATGAGAAGGAAGCGGCCCTTCTCAAGCAACAGCAACGGTCGCTCAAGATCTTGGACGACGTGCCTTGCGGTGACTCTTTCCCGACGTGTAAGTTCATCAAGGACGCGCACAAGAACAAGGAAAAGGTCGAACCGCAGAAGGAACGCGTCGAGCGCGCGCTGGAGAAGCTGAACAAAGCTGACGCTGCGCTAGAAGAACTGCGCCACGAGGACCTGTCCAACCGGGTGACCAAGCTCCTGCAGCTTCGCAACCTGCGTGGTGACCTCCTGACCAAGCTGGCAGAGGAACAGCGTGATCACGACAAGAAGATGCTCGAGCTCAACAGCGTCCTCCACCCGAAGGTGAAGGAAGCCAACCAGCGACTCATCGAACTCGAGGAGGCCCTCAAGAACGAGGAGAACGCCGAGGCAGTCGCCCTTCGTCACCGGAAGGACGACCTGCTCCGCCGTGCTCGTCGGGTCGATGCTGACCGTCTGGACCTGGCTTCGAAGAAGGGCCGTGAGCAGTCCAACTACGACAAGCTGGAACAGGACCGCGAGCAACGGGAGAAGCTGTTGCAGCTGATGAAGGCACATGAGCTGATCGCACAGGCTTTCTCGCGGAAGGGCATCCCCAACCTCATCATCACCAGCCAACTGCCCGTCATCAATGCCGAGATCAGCAAGATCCTGACGGGTATCGTCAACTTCAACATCGAGCTTGAGGTCGATAACGACAGCGATGCGATGGAGGTCTACATCAACTACGGCGACTCTCGCCGGCCGATCGAGCTGGGGTCGGGCATGGAGAAGACTGTGGCCTCCATTGCCCTCCGTGTCGCCCTGATCAACCTCTCGTCGTTGCCGAAGACCGACATGTTCATCATCGACGAGGCGTTTGGTCCGATGGACCCGGCGTCGGTCGAGTGCTGCAACCGCCTGCTGACTTCGTTGAAGAGGTACTTCAAGACCATCATCGTCATCACCCACGTGGAGGGCGTCAAGGACGTGGCTGACCACATCATCGAGGTCAACAAGGTCGAGAAGGATGCTCGGGTGGTGTACAGTGAGGCATGGCCTGGAGATCGTACCTCCGCGACCGCCTGATCGAAGACCATCCCGAGGGTTTCGTCGTCATCGTCCCGACTGACGCAGAACCTCCCGTTCCGCTCGCGTGTCCCGTCTGCACGCACCTGATGCGCACGCGGGACGATGAAGCATCCTGGCGTGCGGTGGGCTGTTGTGAACGGTGTGCCCTGCTCTGGGCCCAGCCCCGGCTTGCCCAGTGGAAAGAGGGCTGGAGACCCGCTGTCGAACAGGTCCGACAGCTGGAGACTCAGAGGCCCCCATTGGCGATCACCTTTGACGTCGACTGACCAGGCCATACTTAGAACCATGGCTGACATCGACTACAACGCCCTTGGACAGGCAACAGACACCTCGTGGGGCCGGTCATCGACGCCGAAGACTTGTTCCTACTCTGTGAAGTGGAGCATGCTGGGGCCCGACCGGATGATGGCATCCTACGCGGTCATCGTCAAGTTCGTCACCGAAAAGGAGATGATCCAGGCGAAGCGAGACCACGTGCAGGAGTCCGAGTCCGTCCTGGACGCTGAGCTGGCAAGCATCAAGTCGCGGTACAAGGACCTCTGCGGGTTGTCTCTGAAGACGAAGGAACTGTCCAGCGTTGACAACCTCGAGATCATCAACATGAACGTCCACAACCCGTTGCGGACGGCCTACTACCGCCGCCGGGTCGTGTTCGAGATCAGCTGATGCCGAAGCCGGCTCCAAAGCCCCTGTCCAAGCAGGAGCAGATCGAGGAGATCATCAAGTGTGGCAAGGATCCTGTGTACTTTATGAAGAAGTACTGCAAGATCCAGCACCCCGCACGTGGCCTCCTCCCGTTTGAGACGTACCCGTTTCAGGATGACTGCGTCAAGCAATTCTTGGAGCACCGCCTCAACATCATCCTGAAGTCGAGGCAGCTGGGCCTGTCGACGTTGTGCGCAGCCTACGCAACGTGGCTCGCTATCTTCTACAAAGACCAGAACATCCTCATCATCGCGACCAAGCTACCCACCGCGATGAACATGATCAAGAAGTGCAAGGTCATCCTTGACAACCTGCCCAAGTGGTTGCTCCTCCCGAAGTTCGAGCCCACCAAGCAGGCCATCACCTTCGACAACGGCTCGCAGATCGTTGCCATCCCGACGTCAGAAGACGCAGGTCGTTCAGAAGCTCTGTCGCTCCTGATCGTCGACGAGGCAGCCATCATCCGTGACTTCGAAGAGATCTGGACCGGCCTGAAGCCGACCATCTCGACGGGTGGCAAGGCGATCGTGCTGTCGACTCCCAAGGGCGTGGGTGGCCAGTACTACAAGCTCTGGATGGATGCAGAAGCCGGTGAGAACGGCTTCAATCCCATCAAGCTGTACTGGACAGTGCACCCCGAGCACGACGAAGCCTGGTTCAAGAATGAGTCGAAGGGCATGAACAAGAGGCAGATTGCCCAGGAGTTCATGTGTGACTTCATCGCATCAGGTGACACGTTCCTCCAGCCCGAAGAGCTCGACTACCTCCGCGGCATGCTGATGAAGCCCGTTGCGAAAGAGGGCCCGGGCATGGGCGTCTGGATCTGGAGCCCGCCCGTTGCGGGACACCGCTACGTGCTCAGCGCTGACGTCTCTCGTGGCGATGCCGCTGACTACTCAGCGTTCCACATGATCGACACTGAGGACAACGAGGTCTGCGCCGAGTACATGGGCAAGATCCCACCCGAGGCACTGGCTGACTTGCTCGATGAGTGGGGGCGTCGCTACAACAATGCGCTCATCATCCCGGAGCAGAACACCTTCGGCTACCTCGTCTGCGTCAAGTTGCGCGACCAGCTCCACTACAAGAAGCTGTACTACCCGAAGCACACGGGCGACCCGTTCAACTACATGCCGATCGACCCGCGCAGTGAATTGCCAGGTTTCCCGAACACCAACCAGAAGACGAGGACGCAGATCCTGGCCAAGCTGGAAGAGCTGATCAGGAACAAGCAGCTGAAGACATACTCGGAGCGCCTGTTCAACCAGATGCAGTCGTTCATCTGGGAGGGCAACAAGCCCATGGCCGGCAAGGACTCCCACGACGACCTGATCCTCAGCCTGGCGATCGGGACCTGGCTCATCGAGGGCGGTGCCCAGATCAGCGCCCAAGCTCGAGAGATGGCATACGCGATGTTGGCAGCGACCCGGGTCGACCGGAAAGACGTCAACGCAATGCCGGGGAACATCAACGAAGCCCAGCCACTGGTCAACCCGAACATCTCGGGCATCAACGCCTACAGCGTGATGCGCCCCAAGAACCCTTCCGAACTCCGCAAGAGCCCGTACTCAAGGTTCGTCACGGACTTCGAATGGCTCCGCAGGTGACCAGAGGGCAGAATACTTACGGCTACAGAAGGGTGACACGATGACGACCCAAACCCCCAAGGTGACGCTCGAGAGGCTGAAGCAGCTGATCGCGGAAGAGATTCAGGCGATCAACGAGCAAGTCGACCACAAGACGATCAACAGCATCGTCGGGGTCGCCAGCAAGCTCCTGGCAGCTGTGGAGGCCTTCAAGGAGAAGGCTCCGCCTGCGGCGATCAATGCCTGCACTCCACACCTGGGTGAGTTGGAGCGGGTCCTCGAGAACATGCTCAGCACCCCCGCTTCGTACGTTCCCAAGGTGAAGAAGGAGCCCAAGGTGGTCTCCCTCTCCGCCAAGAAGGAGAAGGAGTGACGGCAGGACACTCCCGGTGATGTACGGTAGTAGAGGCCCCGACGGAATGGAGGGGTGAACGAGATGGCAAAGAGAGAGCCCAAGAGCCTATTCCGCAGACTGACCCGGCTGTTCCGGTCAGGTCCCGTTGTCAAGCGGAAGATCCGCGCTCTTGACACGACGATCGCGGTCGCCGACAAGACAAAGTCGTCGGGTACGCTGCTCTTCCAGAAGTCGCTGTCGCCGACTTACGCAACGATCACATCGAATGCGTACAACCTGAGCGAGCGCTTGATGCGCTACCAGGACTTCCAGGAGATGGAGTACACTCCTGAGATCGCGGCGGCGATGGACATCTACGCTGACGAGACCGTTGCGGCCGACGAGAAGGGTCGCTGCCTCCACATCTACTCGGACAACGAGAAGGTGCGTGAGCTGCTGGAGGACCTCTTCTATAACGTCCTCAACGTGGAGTTCAACCTCCGTTCGTGGGCCCGCAACCTCTGCAAGTACGGAGACTTCTTCCTCTACAACGACGTGTCGCCGGAGTACGGCGTCATCAACGCCTTCCCGATCCCAGTCAATGAGATCGAGCGTGAGGAAAACTACGACCGCGATGACCCGTTCGCCGTCCGCTATCGCTGGGTCACCCTTGGCAACCGGACGCTGGAGAACTGGGAGGTCACCCACTTCCGTCTGTTGGGCAACGACATGTTCCTGCCCTACGGTTCTTCGATCATCGAGCCGGCGCGCCGCATCTGGCGCCAGCTGATCCTGATCGAGGACGCGATGTTGGTCTACCGCGTCGTCAGGGCTCCCGAGCGGCGCGTCTTCTACATTGACGTTGCCAACATCCCGGCCAACGAGGTCAACACCTACATCGAGCAGCAACGCCAGCAGATGAGGACGACCCCGGTCGTCGACCGGAACACAGGCCGCGTTGACCTGCGCTACAACCCGATGTCGGTTGAAGAGGACTTCTTCATCCCGGTTCGCGGCGGTGAATCCGGTACCAAGATCGATACGCTGGCGGGCGGCCAGAACACTGCTGCAGTCGAGGACGTTGCCTACATCCAGAAGAAGCTGTTCGCAGCTCTGAAGATCCCGAGGGCTTACCTGGGCTACGATGAGATGTTGTCGAGCAAGGCAACCCTGGCACAGGAAGACATCCGGTTCAGCCGCACCATCAGCGTCATCCAGAAGACGATGCTGGCAGAGCTCAACAAGCTGGCCATCATCCATCTGTATGCTCACGGCTACGACGGCGAGGACTTGCAGAACTTCACCCTGCGCCTCAGCAACCCGTCGACGGTTGCCCAGCAACAGAAGCTGGAACTGTGGCGTGCCAAGTTCGAGATCGGTGGCTCGGCACCCGAGGGCGTGGTCAGCAAGAAGTTCATCCGCAAGGAGATCATGGGCCTCAACGACGAGCAGGTCGAGGCGCTTGACGAAGAGCGGATGGCGGAGAAGCAGGTCGATGACGCGATCGAAGGAGCGCCTGGCGGAGCAGGCGGTGAAGACACTGGCGGCGGAACTGACGACCTCTTTGGTGGCGGCGGTGGAGGCGGCGATACTGGAGGCGGCGCGGGAGGCGATGAAACCGGCGGCGAAGAAGCCGGTGGCGCGGAACCGCCGGAAGAAAACGCCGGCGAAGAAGACGAAGTCGAGGACGGGAAGCACCAGCTCCTGACGGGCGCGGATGACCGCGATGACAACGAGTCGTTTGCCCTGCGCGTAGCGATGGGCGACAAGGACCCGCCGGTCAAGCCCAAGTCCCAGCTGCAACGAGCCCTCTACAACCGTTCTCGTCACCGGACGCACGGCGCGAGCAAGACGCACCTTCCAGACTTCCAGAAGATGACGTCGACCGCCAACCATGCGATGGAGGACCCGTACGACGCTGATTGGATGAAGAGCGTCGTCAGCAACCCGTTTGCTGAGGCGAAGGCAGAGGTCGAACAGGCCTTGAACGAGTCCCCGAAGTTCATCAGCGCTGTCAACAGGGGCCGGCTAGCGCCCGACATCGCCAGCGCCTTGGGACAGATGACACGGGCATGGCAACCCGTCCAGGGCACCACCGTGTTGTCTGAGGCCAACATCCAGCCTTACAAGGATGTTCAGGATGAGATCGACGGAAATCAGACGGTGGACGTCGAGCTGGTCGAGAGTGGATCGATGGGCGGCCAGCAGCTCAATGAGAACGAGGTACTTATCATCGACGACGGGGAAGACGAATGAGTGGCAAGGGTCACAACAAGAAGCGCAACACGGGGTTGCTCTACGAGTTCCTCGTCCTGAGCATCTCGCAGGCTGTGGTGCAGAACGACACCAGGAAGTCGAATGCCGCCCTGCGTCTGATCAAACGCCACTTCAAGCCCGGGAGCGAGCTCTACAAGGAGTACCGTCTCATCAACTCGTTGGTGAAAACGACGGTCAAGAGCGAGGCGGTCGCTGCTTCGATCCTGCAGGAGGCAAAGCAGGCCGCTCGTACGCACGACACCAAGCAGTTGGATCGGGAAAAGTCGCTGCTGATCAGTGCCATCAACAAGGGTCTCAACGACGAGAACTTCTACGATGCCCAGGTCAACGAGTACAAGATCCTGGCCACGATCCAGACGCTGATCAACGACTGGCGCACGCCGGGTGCTGACCTGAGCCGGATGGCCCAGTACGAGGACGCAGTGGTCAAGTGGTTGGTGTCCGAGAAGGCACAGACCAACGATCACGAGCTGTCGACAGACGTCGAGACCCCGGGCACGGGCCGGCTGCTGATGAAGATGATGATGAAACGGCTCAACGAGAAGTACGCTGGTGTTCTGTCGCCCGAGCAAAAGCAGCTCCTGCGGGCGTACGCCTTCTCGACAGCGAACGATGACCCCAACTCGATCCACCTGAAGCTCCAGGAGATCCGCGACAGTCTGCTGAAGCAGATTGACGACTACACCCACAAGAGCAACGACACAGAATACGTCAACAAGAAGCTGGCTGAAGCTCGGCAGCTCATCGAGAGCGAGACCCTCGAGGGCGTCGACGACGCTACGGTGACTCGGTTCATGCTGTACACCAAGCTCAGCTCGGAGCTGACATCGGAGGAAACATGAGTGACACCAAGCTGAGGCGCCTCGAACAGTACGACGTCTTCGACTTCAAGGTCGAGAAGGTCGAACAGCCACCCCTCCTGAAGGAGGAGAACGGCCGGACGATCGAGATCCCACAGAGCCCCAAGATCCTGATGAAGGGCATCCTGCAGAAGGCCGATACCCTGAACCAGAACGGGCGCATCTACCCGCGCGCGGTCCTCGAGCGCGAGGTCCGCAACTACCAGAAGTTCATCATCGAGAACCGTGCCGTCGGCGAGCTCGACCACCCGGACTCCTCGGTCGTCAACCTGAAGAACGTCTCGCACGTTGTCAGGGAGGCGTACATGGAGAACAACGGCGCAGTGGTGGGAACCATCGAGGTCCTCAACAAGACGCCTTCTGGGGCCATCCTGGCGGGGCTGGTGGAGTCTGGCATCAAGCTGGGCATCAGCTCTCGCGGCGTCGGATCGACCCGCAAGCAGGGCGAGTACTACGTGGTGCAGGACGACTTCCAGCTCATCTGCTGGGACATGGTGTCCGAGCCCTCGACCCCCGGCGCCTTCATGATCCCGGAAGGCAAAGCCATCGATGAGGACGAGTTGCGCGAGGTCTTCAAGCGCAGCGACCGCATCGACCGGGTCCTCAACGAGATTCTTTCATGCAAGGTGAGGTGACAGATGCCCCTCGGTAATCCACAGGGCGGCGCTGGGTACGCCGCAGAGTTCCAGTCCTCGGCACTACCGTGGTTGACGTCTTCCATCGCTCCGGCCGCGCCGAACCCGATGAAGATCAGCTTCGGCATGGTGACCCGGTTCATCACCATCACCAACAACGACGCATCAAACCCGTTGCAGTTCGGTGTGACGTACAACGGCATGAAGTCGTCGGTTGGCAACTTCTACACCCTCGCAAAAGGTGCATCGTTGACGCTTGAGTGGCGCATCACGCAGATGTTCGTCCAAGGATCGGGCGGCACCGCTGCCTTTTCGTTGGCAGCAGGCTTGACGACGATCCCGCCGCAGAACTTCTACAACGTCACTGGTTCAGGGTCGGATGGCACCAAGTGGCCAGGCGTCGGGTGATGCATGCTCGAGATCATCGAGTACCCGAACTCAAGCCTGAAGCAGAGTTGCAAGCTCGTCACGCGGTTTGATGCTCTGCTGAACGCTCTCGCTGAAGAGATGACCATGGCCATGTACGCCGGAGACGGCGTGGGGCTAGCGGCATCTCAAGTGGGTTCGAGCCAACGCGTCTTGGTGATGGATCCCACAGCGGGAGACAGCAGCAATGCCCTACGAACGCTCGTCAACCCTGTCATCGTCGAATCATCCAAAGAGATGGTGACAGGTGACGAGGGCTGCCTGTCGATCCCTGGGGTCAGGTTGTCGGTTCCCCGGCACGCCTGGGTCACTGTGGAGTACTTTGATGTCGAAGGGAAGCAGCACAAGGAAGCTTTCGTCGACTGGGCAGCCAAGATCGTGCAACACGAGATCGACCACCTTGACGGGATCGTGATGCTGGACCGGGTGGGCCCGCTCCAGAGGCACCAGGCGCTGAAGAACTACAGGAGCATGTGATGGCGCTGACTCGCGGTGAACTGAAAGCGTTGATCAAGGAGTGCCTGGTTGAGATCCTCAGCGAGGGCCTGGGTAACGTACAGGCTGCGACTTCAAGGCCTCTCCCGCCCGGTCGCATGCCGATCCAAGGTTCAGTGCGTGAAGGGAGGGCAAACGGCCGGATCAATGGTGCCCGCCGCACGCCTGACTTCGATCCAAGGTTGGACACGCCGCTGCCAGGCGGCCGCAAGGTGACTGACACGTTGAAGGACCAGATCAGGCTCAACGCAGGTGGGAACCCAATCATGGAGTCGATCCTCGCCGACACTGCGGTGACAACCCTCCCCACCTTGGTGGGTGACCGGAGCCTGGGTTCTGCTGCCGTTGCGACAGCCGGGGGTCACACCGAGGCAAAAACTGGCATCCCGCAGGTCGAGCAGATCAACGGGCGTCCCGAAGAGGTATTCGGAGAGGAAGCTGCGTCCCGGTGGTCGGCTCTGGCCTTCATGGACCCCAAGAAGCCAGCGTAATCTTCTCCGTCTGCATACTTAGTCGGTAGCATACCACGGAGAGGGTGCACCGATGAAGACGAACCAGAAGCCGGTCAAGCTTTCACCCACGCAGCTTCGCAGCCTCATCGAGGCCGAGGTCAAGAAGGGTTTCGGCGACATGGAAGACGCCGAAGACAGGGCTGACGACACCAAGGAAGTCGACGCTGACGAGTTCGGCAAGGACGACAACCTTGACAAGCACATCGACTACATGAAGGCCCTGAAGGTCGAAGAGAAGCGTCTCAAGGCGCGTCTCGCTCGTGTCCAGGAATCGAAAAAGCGTGCAGCACGCTACCTGGCCGAGAAGATCTGAAGGACTGAGGAGACGTCATGGGACAGCTAGGAAGGTACACGACTTACGTTGGTGGAGGGGCCAGCCCGGCGCACGCGCTGTTGGCAACCCTGTACCCCAACAGCCCATTCGCCAAGGCACTGTCCAACGGCGATGAGGTGAAGGCCCAGGGCATCGTCTCCGCAATCGCTACGTCCGATCCGGGTCCCGACCCGAACGGCGGTGGCATCCAGCCGAAGGGTGGCATCCAGGCAGGTGACCTGCAGATGTTCCCGACCGGTGTCGACCTCACGTTCAGCGGCGCTCCTGACATCTCCAAGATCAAGTGGAGCGACCCGAGCAACAAGGGCAACACTGCCGGCAACCCGGCCAACGGCTACATCCCCGACGTCACCAGCCCGACCGCGGGTCCTGGACACACTCAGGGCACTGACAAGACCGGCGATCCGACGGGTACCCTCCCGCAGATCCAGGCCGAAGCAACGACCGAAGATCCCTCTGACCAGGGCTTGGCTGACCCGTCCAAGAACGGCAAGGCCATCTTCGGCAACAACAAGCTCGGCTCTCCGCAGACCAAGGGCAGCTCTGGCGCTCCTGAGTGAGGTCCTGTCCTCACCTTGAACTGAGGGCGGATACTTAACTCGAGGAATCCGGAGAACACATGCCCAAGCAGCTGTTCGAAGAGGCGCTAGCGGACGTCAAGCAGATCAAAAAGGTCGCTGAAGAGAACGCTCTCCGCGCCCTGACTGAGGCTGTCACGCCCCGCATCCGCGACTTCATCGACAGGGCCATCCTGCAAGAGGTCGACGAAGAGGCCGAGGCTGACATGGCGTCTGACGGTGGCGCACCCGCTGAGCCGGGTGGTGCTGAACCTGAAGGCGAACTGCTGACGGACATCGAGCCGTCAGGTGGCCCGCCGGGTGGTGCACCCACTCCGGTGCCGGCAGGCAGCATGAGCGCTGCTGGTCCCGTTGATGTGATGCCCGCAAGCGGCATCACGCCGCCGGACGCCGAAGGCAAGATTACGATCGACCTGGACGCACTGTGCAGCGGACACGCTGCAGAGACGGGCATGCCCGCAGTCAACCCGGGTCCCGCGGTCCCGCCGCCGATGTTCGGCAAGCCGCAGCCTCGCCCCGAGGAAGCTGAGTATGAGATCAGCCTGGAGTCATTGGACTCTCTGAAGCCGGTCCTCAGCGCAGCTCGGAAGAGCGCAAAGCCAATCCCCACCAAGGACTTCAAGACCATGTTGGGGGAGGTAGTCAAGAGCGTGAAGCAGTTCCGTGATGCCGGGGAGGCCGTCAAGGCCACTTCAGCCTACGGAGAGCACATCGCTCTGATGATTTCTCGTGTGGAGGATATGTATGACTACGTGCAGGAATCGGTTTCCGACCCTGCGTTGAAGAGCTCATACGAGACCACGCTCGAGACAAGCTTCAAGGTACTCAACAAGCTCCAGGAGTCAACGACGATGTCGCAGAAGACGCAGAAGGGTCGGGTCAACGAGGCGGATCTCACGCTGAAGCTGACCGGTTTGCCGGATGAAGTCGAGGACAACCTCGACGCCGTCGGCGTGGACCTCATCACCGGTGAGGAAGATGAGGAGGGCCTGGAAGGCATGGGCGGCGACCAGATGGGTGGCGACCAAGCCGGCGACATGGGCGACCTGGACATGGGTGGTCAAGTGCAAGACGAGGAGTCACAGATGGAAAGCCGCGAGCTGAGCGACGACACGATCGTCGAAATCGATGAGAAGATGCTCCGTCGCGAGATCGCCAAGATGCGCGCAGGGCGGCTCGCTGAGGAGACCAAGCCTGCTGCATGGGGTGATGGCCCCGGCGGCGCCAACATCCTGGACGACTTCGGTGGCGGCAAGGGTGAGGGTGATCCCCAGGACCAGGAGATCACGGACCTGAGCCCGGCCAAGGCAGCCCGCCCGCTCGGTGAGGCCGATGAGGACCTCGACGAGGCGCAGGACGAGATGGATGAGTCCCAGGACCAGATGGACGAGAGCGACGACGACGACCTCGACGAGTCGCAGGATCAGATGGACCAGGGCACCGCGGCAGGCCTGTCGACCAAGGACATGGCGATGAGCGAAGCTGCTCTCGACCAGATCGGCGATGAGCGGACCCGCGATGACTTCGGTGGCTCGGCAACTTCCGTCCCGTCGAAGGACAAGAACAACCCGGCGGCCCGCCACGGCGAGGCTGTCAAGCGCCTGGGCTTCGAGCAGAAGCTGCAGGAGCGTGCCAAGGCCCGTGCCGCAGCCCTGAAGAAGGAAGCTGCGAAGGCACGCGCTGCCCGCAACGGCAAGCGCCTGGCCGAGGTGAAGAAGGAGTACGCGGTCGTGGCACAGCGCTACAACGAGTCGCTGGCCCGTACCAAGAAGCTCACGCAGATCAAGGCGGACGCCGCCAAGAAGCTGCAGGAAGCCCGCTCGAATAGCGCGGCTGCACGGCCCGCGGAGAAGGCCGACGGAGACATCCGCAAGAAGTTGGCAGAGACGAATCTGCTCAACGCGAAGCTGCTCTTCACGAACAAGCTCCTCCAGGCTGAGGGACTGACCGCCAAGCAGAAGGCTCAGGTCATCAAGCAGCTCGACGAGGCGCAGACAGTGCGTGAGGCAAAGCTGGTGTACCAGTCCCTGGTCCGGACCCTCTCGGCTCCGGCAGGCTCGCTGAAGGAAGGCGCGGATCGCAGGGTCCTCGGCTCCGCTTCT